TCGGGGATCTGAAGTCGGGCAAATGGACCGAGGACCGACTGTCGAGAACGATTGAAGGCTTGTGCTGTCGTATCCAGCCAAGCTTTAGATTGTCTTGTGATGTCAAACTTGAGCCAATGCCCGAAGGCAAGGCGCCACGAATGCTCATTGCTGACGGAGATGAGGGGCAGGTTCTCGCCCTCCTCACTATCTGTTGCATTGAGGATTTGATCAAAAAGCACCTTCCGAAAAAGACGATCAAAGGCCTCGGTAAGCGCCCCGCCATGGAGAGAGTCGCTGCGGAACTCCGTGCCCCTAAAGCCGCTTACTCGCGGACTAAGACGGCCGGACAACGCACTGGCTTCAGCAAGATGCCGCAACCCGGTGTCTCCATCTTCGAAGGCGACGGTTCCGCCTGGGACACCACCTGCAGCGCCGCTCTCCGCGACTGCGTCGAAAACCCCGTGATACTACATGTCGCTTCCGTCTTGAAAGCCGTGATGGCTCAACCCGAAAGCTGGGTCACCGCTCACAGCGATGTCTCAGTGATCAATGAGCTCTCCATGACGTTCAAGAAGAATGGCGAATTTAAGCGGTTTATCATCGATGCTATCCGCAGGAGTGGCCACCGCGGGACTTCATGTCTCAACTGGTGGACGAACTTCACTTGCTGGCATTGCGCAATCTTCGAGAAACCTGAGAAATTTCTTGATCCCGAAGTCCGATATGGCACCGACCATTCTGGCATCATGCGTTGGCTATCTAGTGCGTTCGAGGGAGATGACAGCATCCTCTCCACCACCCCCCAGATTGATGAAAAGAGCGAGTTGTACGTGTCTCTGATGCAGAGATGGGAGCGATTCGGTTTCAACATGAAGATTTTCATCCGGGACAAGCGTGCACTCTTCACTGGCTACTACATGGCCATAGACAACGACGGACCCACCGGCACCCTCATGCCGGAGGTCGACCGCTGCTTCGGGCGAGCCGGGGTATCGTGCAGCCCAACGATGATTTCGTGCTTCCAGAAGGAGGACAGGACCGGATGCCAAGGCGTATCCCGTGCTGCCGCCCTCTCACGCGCGTATGAGTTCGCGGGTTTGTCACCGACTATCTCCACGAAGTACCTCCGGTACTACGAGAGCCTGAACGCGAAGACAAAAGTGGATAGAGATTTGGAAATGCGCACCTGCGGCGGTGACGTGGTTTTTTCAGAGCCGGACATTGTGACAGAGATCAATGTGAAGAACGGTGCGGCCATGGCCTTCGACAGCTCCGAGCGTGACCGCTTGGCTGCCGTTGGCTTCAGCTGCACTGATGAAGAATTGTCACAGTTTTCGTTGAGGATATGGGATTATGATTTGTTGAGGGATTGGGAGGGCTTCCGTGAGAGCCTTCCTCAGTCTTGGCGCTCGGCTTAGGCCCCGCGCTGAGGCTCAGACTGTGCGTGCAGTTTCACACCGTGTCGCTAATTAGGAAGTCCCAGGCCCTGAGGAGGAAATGCCTCAGGGGAGACGACGTAGGACAGTGGCGTGGGCACTCAAAGGTAGTGTCGCGCGCCCAACACAAACATGGGGACGTTCCGCCCCTCACTCCTTGTCCGGGGTACCGAAGGGAGATACCCTAATAAGTCGGGCTTATTCTTGACCCCTCGCTTGATGAGCGCAAGCAGGGCGCAGCCTGCCGGTCCAGTGTAGGAGCTGGCCTGAGGTGAAAGTCGTATTGGACGCGGGTTCACAACCGCGGAGGGTTAGCCGCCTTTGTCAATACAGGAGTCCCCCCTCTCCCGCGCGTCCTTAAGGGAACGTGACACCAGTGCCCGAGCCGTAATGGCGTGGGTTGTTGGAAGGGGGACCAAGGAATGGTTATGATGTGTGTCAGCACTGCGATGGGAATTATCACCCGACAAATCTGGCCTCACCTAGTAGCAAGAGTACGTATTCTAGCCCGCCGACCTCTCACGTTGACTACGCCTGTGGCTCGCCCGCGGTAGTAGCTGATCCCAGTCATGTCATGTCGGTTGAGGGTGGTTTTGAGTCCCAC